GTGGGCTTAAAAACCTGCTGCCCTTTTTTTATTCTTCTTTGAATGCGTCCTGCCAGTCGTAGATAGTTCTACCTACAATAGGTATGTACCTTACTGACTTTGACTCAGGTGATAGCACAGGTGGTGCAAAGTTAAACAGATCCTTAGATACTGCATCTCCAAAGCTAACTAGTGGAGGGGTAACCATACCCATAGCTGCTGTACCTACGCCATCTCTCTTGGCTATCATGCCAGTGTAAGAGTTCAGCCCAAGCAATCTCCAGAAGTTTTCAGTAGTAAGATCAGACATTGCTGGGAGATCTCCCTTACGCAAGAAGGCGTGTATAAATTCAACAGGAGCATTAGCAATCATAAGAGCCATCAGCATCTGAAATAGATTCTGTAGTCCCTCTTGCATCTCATCTTCGTTACCTGAGAATATCTTCTTGAACACGTTACGCCTAGCGTAATCGAGCTGCTTAATGGTATAGCTCTTAAGTGCGTACAGAAATCTTACGTTAGGATTCTTAAGGTACCAGTACGGCATATCGAACTTAGTAATAGGAGCAATGTTCGACAACTTGTAGAACAACAACTCAGCTACAATGTCTGACTTCTTGCCAGCGCGTATATCATCTACTACTTGCTGTGCTCTTTCTGGCCCCATTAGCCCTGAGATCTCGTCAAAGACCTTAGAAGAACTTTCAGATGCCCCGTCACCTAACTGCTTCTTAAAGCGATTGTACGTGCTGTTAAGGAACTTAGCCTTCAAGCCTTCATCAAGCTGACGAAAACCAATAGCGTTAAACATAAAGTCTATAGCCTTCTGTAGCTTTCCAGGAATAGTTCCATCTGAACTAAACTCAAAGCCAGTAGCCTTAGTCGCCAGGTTAATATCGCTTAGATCAAACTGTACATCCTTGTCACCTTGGAATGCTCCCTGTTTATTTTCAAACAAGTTGTAAGCAAAGTCACCAAGCTGAGTAACAGTACTAAGTGGAGAGCTTAAGAACGCTAGAGTTGTAAAACTTTTTATACCCCTAGAAAAGTCAGCAAAGTCTTTCTTGCCAAAAGCTACGCCAGCATCTTCGCTGTACTTACCAGTCTTAACAAAAGCACCTCTAAGAATTCTTAGTATTTCTTTAGTTCCCTGAGCATCTAATCTTTTTTCTGCGACCTCATCCACTAAAGCCTGTATAAGTTTACCACGGGCTAAAGTTTTAGGCAAATCAGGTGGATCAGGTATTTTTGTTTGACTAATTGGTGGCCCTATTACATCGGAACGATCATTCTGCTTAATAAATGGAGCGTTGTGCATTTCCTTAGTGACTATAGCAGCATAAAGTCCGTTGCTTTCTCGAACAAAAACATCAACAGGGAGAGAAGACTCACCTAACTCCATGGCAGCATCTACCCTACTCCTACCCTCATGACCAACCACTAGCCAAGCATTTTTATCTTCATTCCACTTTACGATTAAAAAAGGAGGAGAAACTCCTTCTCCTGATTCCATGCGTTTTTTAGCCCTGGGAATTGAAGAAACATCTGAGTTACCAGATGGCACAATCTTGCGAAAAAATCCAGGGGTCATGTTAATAGTAAATCCTACTTCTGGATTCATCTCTTGTTGGTTTGGCGTTCCTCCAAACAGACTTTTCCTGTCCCAGTTTATTGTAAGAGAACCCCCCTTCGCCCTCTTCTTAAATTCTTTGCTAGATTCATTAACAGCAGCAGCAATCTCCTTGCCCTTAACCCCCATTTGCCTGTTGTCTTTTCTGGTTTCTTTCAGCTTAAGCTGCCTTTTAAGGTAAAGCCTTAAGGAAGTATCTTCTTTAGCTTGTTTAAACTGATTAAAAACATACAAAGCTTTATCTACATTAGACTCAAATCTGATAGGAACTCCATCAATATTAAGGGGAACCTCCATTATTAAAGGAAGTCCATTCTGAGAAACTTTCCCTCGCATCCTAGTGTCAACATCTTCATCTGGAGCAACAGTAGGAGACAGTCTAGCATTAACATCTTCATCGTAAACACTGCGCACATTTATTGTGGAAGCGTTTTCAAACTCTTCTTCGAGGGTATCGCTATCTTCTATGTTCCTGAATTCATTACGATCTAGTTCATTAGATCCACGCAGGAACTGCTTGTCAGTTACTGAAGTAGCAAGTCTGTTTACGTAAGCAATAGTTGCTTCGATAGGATCAGCGTAGTACTGTACATTGTCAGTAGAAACATTATCTATGATCCTGTTCTTTTGAGGATTAGTTCCAATACCCTTGTACTGATCCTTGCCTGAACCCTTGAGCTGTTCCAGGATATATCTCTCCAAGAACTCAGCAGCTTCATCTAAAGAAACTTCTTCTTCTGGATTCTTCCTACGCTTAAGGAATATTTCCATTAAGTTCTCATCAGTCTTAATGCCTAATGACTTAATCAATCCTTCGTAGTTAGTTACAAACCTGGGCAAGTAATCTTCTATCTCTCCTACGCGAACTCCTTCAGCTCTAGCTTCTACAAGTATAGAGTCCAACGCTTGTCTAAACGATTGAAACTCCTGAGTAAGGTTGTACTTCTCCATTAACGGAGCAAGGGCTTCTGCGTTATTAGTCTTGTGCCAACCCTCTTTAATTAGTTTATAATCCTCTGGGTTTTCTTTTTGAATTACTCTTAGCTTTTCAACAAAAGGACTTACTCTATTAGAAAAGTCATCTTTTCTTTTCCCTTCATCGTAGCTATAATTCTTAAGTATTCTCCCTATGTTTTCATTGATAGAAGAAATCTTTGACTCTATTGGTCTAGCTACATCATCAAAAACTGACTTAACTTTCTTAAATATTTCGTTGTTCTTTAGGGCTTCTATAGAATCCTTGGTAACTGGAACAACTTTCTTAGATATAGTCTCAGTAATTTTGCTAACATCTATACCCCTTTCCATTAGCCCATCAAGAACCTTAGCAGTAAGAGGTGCATTTTTTACCATGTCCTTAGCCTTTAAAGTTCCTTTAGCTAAGGATTTATTTATACCAGAAATTGTTTTATTGGCATTACTGATAGCCTTTAGTGGAACAGCAGCAGCTTGCCTAGCTACTACACCAGTTTCCCTAGCTATTCTAGGTGCAGAAAATACAGTACCGTAAGTACCACCGCCAATAGCTCCAAGAGCAAATGATCTTCCAGTTCCTTCTAGTGTTTTCCTTTCAGGATCGTAACCAAATAAACTGTTAGCAATAATATTTAAACTAGCTTCATCAGCAGCTTCAGTAAAGCCTTCACGAAAAGTAGCAAAGCCTACATCCTTAGCAATATCTCTAAAAGAATCTGTAGTAAGTTTGCCTTCTTCTGCTAATTTAAAAAGTTTTTTGTTTATCTCTTTATTTTTAAGAAATACTTTCTGTATTCCTTTAATACCAATTCTCTCAAGAGCGTAGGTCTTTATGCCGTTAATAGCACCTACAGCTTCAGCAGTATCTCGCTCTTCGGGTGTAGCAGTTGATGGGGTCTTATCTATACTTCTGTAGTAATCATCTTTACCGACTGTATATCCTAATGGTATAGTACTACCAGCAAAAACAGCAGCACCACCCACTGGGCCAGCAGCTAAAGTTCCAAGACCTACTCCTGCCAACTGCGTTCCTAATTGACCGATAGCATCTACAGCTTGATAAGCAAAGTCCTCTTGAACACGTTGAGGAACAGGAGCAGTTATCTCTGCCCTGGCTTCTATCCTGGCTTCGTTTAAAGAATCTGATATTTTGTTTAGGTCAGCCTGTCTTTCAAGTTCAGCAACCTTAGCTGCTTCTCTGTACTCAGGTTCAAGTTCAGCAATAACTTGTCTAGCTTGTGGAGTAGTGTACGCCAACGGAGGCCCTTCAGCTCCTCTGCCTAAAGCAGCAAAATCTACCAAAGATTCTCCAAGAGAATACGCCATGTCACTGACGTTTGCAGCAGCACCACGAATAATATCTCCAGGAGTCATGGAAATATCTTCAAAAAGGTGGTAACTTAACTCTTCTAATTGGTCTTGAGTAAGTTCTTTTTCAGAATATACTCTTTCAGTTTGACCGTCCCTAGACCTGAATACGTAGTCTGGCATTATTTCTTTCGACGAAACATTTTAAACAATCCGTGTCCCCCAATAGCTTGAGGAATAAAAGATCTCTTCTTGGGCTTTCTTTCGTCTTTAACTCTTTCTACACTCTTCAGTGGCCCTCTGGTAACAGAAGAACGCCTACGTCCAGTCTTAGGGCCAAAAGTATGGCCGTAGTCAGTAGCTCGTAGCTTGCGAACAAGCTCCCCCTTTTTGTTGTATTGCCTCTTGCTCTCAGGAGCTGGCTTAGGATTGAATCTAGATTTACCTGGTTTTGTTTTTGAGTACGCCATAATTAAAAAGTTCCCATATATTTTTCTTCTAAAGATTTTCTTTTTTCCTCTAAAATGCTTCTATCTTCTTTATTAGTTTTTTCAGAAACAGGTTTATTTTCAGAAACAGGCTTATTTGCATCTCTCTTTTCTACCGTTGTACCATCTCGCAATGTAAGTTTCTCATCAGGAGCTTTTCTTTCAGAAAGCCTACCTAATCCAATAAATTCTTCAACTTGAGATGGTACGCCAGCAGCTTGAAGCATTTCTGGATTCTCTTTAAGGATTTGATTGTACTTTTCAATACTTTCAACATCAAAAAACCCTGCTTCAAATTCTCTTTTACCTACAATATAATTGTATATACCTTTAGCAAGAGCCAAACCTGGTGCAGCTAAAAGCTTAGGATCATCCAACCAATCTGTACTTACTTTTGTATCTTTAGGAAGATTAGACAAAGTAGTCAAATAATCTCTAAAGCCTTGATCCTCCTTAGAAAACTGATCTATCTTTTGTCTTCCAAGAGCATTTCGTTTTTCCATAAGACTAGCACCAATTGCTTGTACTCTGTCTTGAGGAACTCCAAATTCTATAGCAGTATTTTTAAACATATCTGCATCAAAAGATAATGATCCTGTTTCTTTCATACCCCTTGATAACAGCTTTGCTTCAATAGCACTATTAAGAATTTGAGCTTGTTCTTTTTGTTGCTGCATTCTAAGAATTTCCAACCTGCGCTGCTCTTCCGTTTGAGCCATCTCAGCATTCTGCATAGTGGTTAGCAACTTAACAAGTTCTCCTTGCCCACCTTTGCCCATAGAAGAGTACACATCTTCAGCACTAGGAGTATCTTGACCAAATACTCTTTCCCCTAAAGGAGACTTTAGTACACGCTCAATTACTCTAATGTTTGAAGCTTTTTCGTCTGCTTCTATTTTCTTCTGCTTACGCTTCTCTATGCCCTCGCTAATAGTATTAAATAACTGTTGATTAGCCTGAGCCTTTACAGCAGCTATCTGTGGAAGTGCTGAGTAATCTTGGCGAAGTGCAGAAAGATTTACGGGGGTTCCTGATTTAAGTGCCATAATATTTATACGTTAGCATTTTCTGCGTATACTGGTTTATTTCTATTTAAAAGATTTCTTATCGTATCATAACCAAATTGTACAGCTTGTCCAGCATAAGGTATAGCCTGAGCGTACAGTTGCCTATCGGCTCCACTAGCAATAGCTTTAGCGGTTCGAGTCCCATGCCTTTCACCGAGAACATTTCCAATATCCATTCCAGTAATTCCAAGATATTGTCCAGGATCTACTCCAATATCAGGAGCTATTTGACTATAAATACCAGATTCAATATCTGACATTAACGCATTAGTAGCTCTTTGCTGACCAATAAGATTACCTGCAATCTGCAAGTTTACGTTCTCCTGTTCAGCTTGCTGCCTTCCAGCAAGCATTTCTCTAATGTTTCCTAGCCCTCGTCCTCCAGATACAGCTTGTCCGTAACCAGCTTGAGTAGCATCTCGATCTTCAAGGAATGATAACGGCCCCATTTTTCTTTCAGCTTCTACCCCCAGCATATCAGACCTGCGAGCAAGAGACTTCATCAATGGGCTTTGTGCTTCACGTACTGCACCAGTAATTTGGCCGTAAAGATTAGTGGCAGTTTCTGCTTGTTCAGGAGAAATTTCTCGATTTATTGCATCTATTAAGCGAGCGTAATCTTTAACTTCTGATCCATAAGATAATGCTGTAGGAATTATCCTTGGAACTGTGCCCTCCTCAAAACTTGCACCTGCTGGGATTGCAGGATATAACTTACTAAATGCTTCAGCAAACTTCTCGTAGTCAAATCCTTCACTAGTACCTGGGCCAGTACCTGTACTATCGCCTACAGCACCATCGTCTACAACACCATCGTCTACATTTTCTTCTTCTTCATTCATGTCTTTTCTAAGTCCTCCATCGCTTAAGTCAGAAACTTCTGATATATCTGTGCCACTTACTGGTTGTTGAATATTTGTTATTGGGTCTATTACTTCTGTATCACCAGGAGCTGTATCACCAGGAACTACAGTATCAGTGGTACGCCTTAATGGATCACCAGTTTCTTGTACTAATTCAGCGGGTTCAGCAGTTTGGCTAGTCTGAGTAATATCTGGAGAGTCCTCGCCAGTTTCTTGTTTATAAATTTCTCTAGTTATGTATCCTTGAGTAAGTAACTGAAGTGGATTTAAACCTTCTGGAACAGGTATTGTCCTTCCACCTGGAAGTGTAATTATGCGCGTTCCTCCGCCTCCACCCTCAATGCCATAAATTGAAGGAGTTGGAGTAGTAGGTCTAGCGGAAGTAGAAGAAGTGCTAGTAGGTCTTCTAGGTGCTCCACCTCCACCTACCTCTTGATCTAAAAGGACTGGGGTAGTTTGTTCATAAATAGCCAAGGATGGATTCATGGGGTCATATATAGGTAAACCAGTTACTGGATCAAACTCTGTTTCTCCGTAAATCCCATCTCCATCTTGGTCTTCGTCGCTTCCCTTTGACATTTCAGAAGCTCTAATACCAATTAGATCTAAAAAACCTGCAAGATCACCTAGACGACCTAAAGATGTCCCACTAAATATTCCAAAAGGATTTTCAAAAAATGGCTCCCTTTCGTACCCGTAAAGCTCTTCAAACTCTTCGTCGGTAAGATCTTCGTAGTCGTCTTCGTAATCGTTTGCCATCTTTATCTTTCTAGTGCAGTGCTACCCAAGCTCCGTTAGCGTAACCGTAGAACTTATTAAGGTCAGTATCGTAAACCATCTCCCCGTTAGCTGGAGAAGATATTGAGGTTCTGTTGGAGGTAGTCATGCGAGGCAGTATTACACCACCTGTTGTAGATGTTACGGTTAGCGGAGCGGATGGAGAGGTTTCTCCAATGCCCACGTTGCCGTTGCCCTTGACCAGCATTACTGGTGTAGCGGATTGAGTGCGAGCAACTAAAATATCTCCACCTGAGACAGAAGCAGAGTTGGCATATAGGTCCAACAGGGCTGTGCTGCCATTAGCAAAATCTGACTCAAAATCGCCACCATCCGCATTCGATTCAATTCTAAGACCAAACTCAGTATTAGACTGCCCATCGTAATTGATGTACGCCCCAGACGAAGTAGTGTTTTCAACATGAAGGGTATTTGATGGCGACGTAGTGCCAATGCCTACTCGGTTATTAGTTGAGTCTACCTTAAGGGTACTAGTGTCTACTGTTAAGTCGCCAGATGCTGTAAGAGTCGTAAAAGATCCAGTTCCTCCTGTTACGTTACCAGAAAGATTTCCAGTAACATCGCCAGTAACATCGCCAGTAACATTACCCGTAATGCTTCCAGTTACATTGCCAGTTACATTACCAGTTACAGATCCAGTAAAACCAGATGTAGTAGTAATACTACCGCTTGTGCTAATTACTACATCGTTTGCTAGCTGGTCGGTTCCAACAGCATCAATAGCGATTTTGCCACTGCTAATACCTAAGTCCTTAACAATAATTGCACCAGAGCCTGATTTTTGAGTAGAGATTCCATCTACTGCTCCATCAGCAAATTCAGCATCATTAACTGCATTGTTTAAAGAGCCTGCTGTTACCTGATCTCCGTTTGAAAATGTATTTCCTGTTGTAAGTACTGCCATTATTCTGCCTTATCTAAACTTCTAAATGATGTAGCTCCAGCTACCTTTAATGCTCTTAATCTAGGTCTTCCCTTAGTTGTTGTCAATTTAAACTGTAATCCGTAAGCTCTTCTGTTTCCAAATCTGCCCCTTAATGAGACATCTTCATCAATAGCAAGAGGAGATCCGTTAAGATCACTAATGCTGCTCAGGTCTATTATATCATCAATATTTTCTGTGATTGCTTCCAGGTCTGCATCTGAAGTATTATCTTCACTAGATTGAATATGCAAATCAAAATTGTTCCACTTTTTGCGGTCTAAAGAATTAAGATTAAACATCCTAGTAATAGCCGAAGACAGTACTTGTAAGTCAGTAATGGTGCCACCTACTTGAACAATGTACCTATCCCTGTCATCAATCCTAGATTCGTACTGATGAACTCCACCGTTACGATTTATTGCGTACACTGAACGCCTATCTCCCTCGCCAGCAACAGTTAATTCACTGTACTCCCAGTCAGGGTCATTAATACTGTCTATAGATTCCCATTGCTTATTCAGGAAGTTGTAAATAAGTAAAGCGTTATTAGTGGTGCTATTATCAAGGGGTACAGCTAAGTAGTACCTATTATCAAAGTAAACAGACTTAGCTTTACTTGCGTGTGCCTTATTAATTCTTTTAATAGTTCCCTCAATAGATGCTGATAGTGGAACATCTTGTCCTCTAAGATTGTACAAATCAATAAAGTTTAATCCATAAACTCCATTGTCAGATAGGAATACCATACTGTTTCCTATCTGCTGTACACTATCCCTAGCTAAACAGCCAACTTCATTAGTAATTAATTGAGATACTGAACTTCCTAAGTCTAGGCTGTTGGCAACAATATGTATACTATTACGGTTAAAGACAACCAGTTTGTCATCCGAAAATGAATGAAAGCCTACAATGAAATCAGCCGCACCAGCATTAAACCTGAACTGTCCATAAATTCTGTCATAAGTATCTGCATCAAGTATATCCGAAAACAGAGCCTCATCAACAATGTTTCGATCAGTAACAACAGCAGATCCAGTGCTTCCAGTAACATCGTACTGGTAAGGAACAATCAATCTACGCTGATGGTAAACTCCAAACTCAGGAGCTGGCATATGGCTAAACCCAAGACCTTGAGACGTTTTCTTACTATAATGATTATTGTGAGAAGATTCGTCATCGTACTGAGCGTAAAAAGTAAACGTGTTAGCATCAGGAACACTTGCAACAGTATAAGAATCACCAACTACTAGAGCGTCAGAAGACTCAGTTACAACAACAACTTCCCCAACAGATAGTCCATGAGCAGTAGCAGTTACGGTAACTACTCCATCTGAAATAACAGTATTAGCTCCACCGTCTCCTAGTCTAACTGGTTGGGTGTAATCACCATTCCCTACAAGAGAAAATGTAGGAGAAGAAATATCTCCATCCCACTCCATTGCAATATTTCCTTTGCGGAATATGTACAACTTGTTAAACGCTTGAATTACTGTACTTCCTTCTGGAACGGTTTCTCCAGCAGGATAAGTAAGTATTACTGTGGTAGATCCTGAATCAGCAGTCTTAACAAGAACAGTACTATTGGTAGCTACGCAAGCTACGTAAGACTCAGAATCATTATTAGGATCTGAGAACTCGCAAGAAGCTTCAATAAAGTTACCAGCGGTAGAATCTATTTTCATTCCAGTAACAGTCATAGTTCCTGTAGGAGTGCTATCCAATCCAGTTACGGTGTAGGTAATGGTATCGGAATCAACTACTGTTGCAATAAAATTACCATTGGGATTTATTAATCCAGTGTAGCTTAACCCACTAGCATTTACTCCTGTACCATCAATAATTCCATGAGCAGATCCAAAATCTACAGTAACAATATCTCCAGCTCGACTATAAGAGCTAACAGCAGGAATTGATTCGTACAAATAAAACGGTAATGTAAAAACGCCAGTAACAAACGGAGATGAAAATAATTCAATACCCCTTCTAGGTTGCCACTCACCATTAATGTCCATACGTCCATTGTTAGATTCAGTCAAAATACCTGGACGCAACTGATCTGGCCTTAACTTATTGTTAAAGCCCGTAAACCCTTGATCTAGGTCTTCTGCTATTTGGTTATCTAAATTACCGTATGAACTATATCTTGCCATTTAACAATTCCAAGCTCTTCTGCTCCAGTAGTTCGCAGACAGTTTATTACTCTTACCCTTAATCCCACCTGACCTAGCACAATAACTTTTCTTACGTGCAGGGTTACTTTTCTTAATGCTCATGTTAGCATCGCCAAAACGTACAATCTTTTCCTTGCCACCCTGACAGGCTTTTACAACGAACTTCTTTCCACCAGACACTTGCCTGCGAGGAACATTGCACTTCATATTTTTTTTATTTATTTTTGCCACGTCTTACTGCCTTTACTCTTCTAGGTCTACCTGCTGGTTGTCCCAGTTTTTTCTTCTGGGCTATCCTTGATCGTTTCTGTGATGCAGTCATTTCTGCTTTAGTTACGGGAGTCTTGCTGCTTACACGCTTAGATGGGCGACAGTAGGGTGTACTTCTCTTTTCTCCTTTACGGCGACCACAGGGCTTTCCAGTGCGTACATCTACCCACTTCTCCTTGAACCACCGCCTAAGAGCAGCACCTTTCTTTGTCTTTCGATCAGTCATTACTTCTTCTTACGCTTACCCCAGTTAGCAGCACCCACCTTACGGCACTTAGCTATCGCACCACTTGCGTACGCAGATGGGAACACCTTGTACCTGGCTTTAACTTTTTTATAGCAAGCGTCTTTAGGCATAACTACTTCTTTCCTTTGCCACCTTTACCGTAGCCACCACATGGTTTGCGTTTATACATATCTATACTTTCTATTTAACTTGTGAACTTCCAAAGTAAAAACCTAGTAGAGCCAGCATCCCTTGCCGAACTTCTGGCAACAATACGAACCCCTCTAAGTTTTTCCATTTATCTACTCCTATTCCTAAAAATTTAAATATCCCCAATTTGTTCGCCTCAACGGTTACTGGTATATCAAAGAACGCCATGACAAAGGGAGCAAATACGACTGAGAAAAGTATACAGATTGCAATAAAACGTCTAATCCACGCTCCTCCATCTCCTGTTCTTTTTGCTGCTCTATCTGCTGAATCATCTGATACTCCTTGTTTCTTAATCATCGCATCAATAGCATTTGCTTGGATATTCATTTGTGCTGAGATAAGTTTCATTACAAATCCCGTAACCCCACCTCCAAGCATGGCTACTAACTCTGATGTCATTATTTTTTACCAATCTCCTTTATTATTTTAAAAATAGAAAGACTCATAAAGATCACAGTAAACGCCGACGCTACTACAGATAGCACTTGGTCTGTTCCTGCTAGGGCTAGACCTGCTCCCGATCCTAGCACACCTATCACTGATCTTTCTACCATGTCTTTCACTTGTTTGTTTCAGTTTTAAACGATTGTTTCTATAAGTGCTTTTTCTGAACGAATTGGTGGAACTGATTTCACCTTAAATAAATTAGTAACAGTGAATCCATCAGAAGGAGTTAAATCTTGATCTTCTCCAAACCACATTGAAACATTTGCTAAAGAAGACACAGAAGATTGTTCTGTTCTAAAGTTGTAGTTGCTAGCAATTATTTGTGGAGCTGATCCTTCTGGAGTACAGATTACTGTATAGGTATGTGAGCTTATATTTACTGTCACCTCAAAGGTGTAAGTATTTCCTGCAATATAATTTATTGCTATGTCGTTCGAATACGAACTACCATTTCGAACTTCTATTTGGTTGTTTTGAAAAAACCTAATAGTACAAGCATTTTCATCAAAGTCGGTATTCAAAAGAGGGTTTGATATTGACGTTTCAGAAAATGAAACCAACCCGTCAATTGTTGTGGCTTGAGGAGTAGCAGTAAATTGATAAGAAAAAATATTGCTTTCAGATGGAATAGTTAAGTTCAACCAATCGTCGGCAACTGGCAAAAAACTATTTATGCTAAAAAACACAGACTGAATTGAGGAATCCGAAAGACCCGACTTTATTGCAATTGCTTTAACTGTTGTATCAACGCCAACTTGGAATGCTCCAGAATAAACAATATCCGTATTGTCTGGATCGCTATCATCTAAAGTGTAATAAATGGTTGCTCCAGAGGTTGTGGTTGTAATTGTAACAGTTTGAATTGATTCAAAGTCTCCTCCATCTGGAAAAACCACTGGAGTTACGCAAGCTATTGTAAATAAAGATTCCTGAATGTCCGATGGGTTTAGCGTTGCCGTGTCATCATAGGTAATCCACTTAACAGTTGTGGTTGAAGAAATGCTAATAGAACCAGTGTATTCTGTGTCCGTATTATCTGGTGTCGATCCATCTAAAGTGTAATAAGTTGTAGTATTAGCAGCCTCGGTAAAGGTTAGTCCTTGCGTAGAGCTGTAAACGCCACCAGGCAAGTCCGCAACTGCTGAAGCTATTTTAGTCGAAGCAGCAGGTGCACCAATATAGCGGTACTCATCCCACATATCTGCCTCAAATAAATGAATCTTATCTGTAGAATTTGACCGAGTTCCTTCCTCTATTGTCCAAAGGCGATCCATGTAATCAAACAAAGGAGGCCAATTCCATTGAGATGTTAGGCCCATCATTTGCATAGAAAGAGGGCCACCAATCAATGAGTTCCCTACAATATTCCGATAAGCCACCCACCAGTTGCTGCCATCTCTGTTTGGGGCTGAGTTGTGTTTTTCTCCCCACTCAGGAGTCCCAATCATGCTGGATGTGTAGCACTCGCGTTGGTATTTATCTCCGCTATATTTCGGGCAATCGTCTACATCTGATTGAGCTATAACAAAAGTTTGTTGATCTTCTCCAAATATAAAATGTTGTGATTTATCTCCGTATGCTAGAATATTGGAATCTCCTAGTACGTGAGCAGCCAAAAGCAAAACTGCTTTTCTTCCGTGATTGTGACCACCATTATTCTTCCACACAGCCCCAGACACCGCTGCTCCATAAATGTCTATGCCGTATTGCACCATCCGAATGAGAAGCGTTTCTTTTGCTGCATTGGAATAGTTTAGTTGAAGTTGCAATAATCCCTCGCCTATTGCTAGGGCCATTTCCCTTCCGTAATCTGGTTGGTTATTTTGTGGATGCAAATGACGGCCAGTCCATTCGGTATTTATTTCAATCCAAGCTCTTTCAAAAGACCCTTCACTAACAGAAATTGCTGGCACATTGGTTCCTGAATTAGGCTGGGCTAAGGAATGGAGTTTCGTGTAGTCTAAATCCGATATGTTCCAGTTAAGCGACTTATCAGTTCCACAATACGGTGGCCGAAAGTCTCCCGCTGATGGGGTAGTAGAAACAACCGTAAGTATTCCTGCACCAAGAAGTTGAGGAACATTGCTTTGAGAACTTTGAGACTCAGCCTTTACTAAGGAGGTTCCACCAGAAAATGTAGCAGGAAGAGTGTCAGCAATATTTAACGAACTATCAAAAGTTCTAGTTGTTGAATCAAATCCATCGTTAGCGTTTGTTCCAGCAATTGGATTAGACATCATGCCGTTCTGATGCCACCCAACGGATGTGTAATTAGGCGTAACCGAATTAAGAGTGACCCCAGATCCAGGGTCTAAAACCCAATAGTCACCGTTAGCAAATTGACCAACTGTATAAGTAGTATCAAATGTCCAAACAAAACCATGCCTAGATACTGAAGATGCCGTTGCCATTTACTGTTTTATACAAACGCTACTCTTACTGTAACACCCAAATCTCCAGCAACCGAAGTTTGCCTATTTACGACTGCTCCAGTAGCTCCTGCGGTTTCCATTATTTTGTAACAAGGAGAAACACTTGAGTCACCACCTTGGCCGTTTCGGTACTGATTAGACGATACATGGGACCAACCCGCAGTTTGGAGAGAGTAAGTATTGTTGTCAGCAGAAACCCAAGAGTAGAACGCAATTGCGTTTGGTAATGTGGTTGTTATGCTTGCTGCCGATATATCAAATGGTGAAGACGGAGCCGAAAATGAATTATTAACAACACTAACATGTTCTGTCCAAACATGAGATGTAGAAGATGGTCTAAATACATTAAGAACTGCCGTTGGCCCACCAGATGTTTGTGTACTGGATAGGCTTGGATCTGCCGTCCAAGTCCCGTTAAAGGTACACCACATTATTCTACTAGAAATTGAAGCACTTTGAAAGTTTGTTCCTATTGTCCAGCTTTGACCTCCAGTTTCTGATACCGACATTGTAGAGCTTCCACGATACGCTCCATTCATAATTACCAAATCTCCAGCAAGCATACTGGAGGGAGGCGTTACTGAAGTTGGCGACACCCCATTAAAGCCATTATCTGCTGGAGTTGACGTAGATGCGAAGAATGTTGGTGGGTCGCTAACCGCACTTTTCCTAGCAACCACACCTAAAACTCCCTGTGATGTTACGTCAGCCATAATTAAGCTCCACCGTCAGTCCAACCGTTAGTAGCTGCGTAAGCTCCAGTAGCATCGTAGTATTGAATTGCGGCAATGTCGCCAGCAGTTGATGCGTTTGTAATCTTGTCCCCATCATCTAGTGCCGTACCATCAAGGTAAATAAGGTCAGATGCGTCTGGGTCTACGCTCACTGCCACTGCTCCAATAGTTTTGACGTTAAAATTTGTCTGCGTGTCTACTGCCAGCATCGTTAGGGTAGCAGCAGCATTAACGTAATTAGTGTGTCCGTTGCTCATCTGTGCACGAGTCAAGGTACCAGATCCAGTGTGCAGCGTCACCTGACTAGATGGAGTAGATATTACTCCTATCCAATTAGTTGAATCCTTAGCCGTAAAAACTCCTACCTCCCCTGGGTCAATAGTAGTGCTTGCGTCAACGCCTTCTCCAAGATTGTCTGATGCCGCTGGGAACACTTGCAGAACATTTGCACCGTTGTTGTAAACGGTCTGCTTAACTTGAGCTACTGCCGTTATAAGCGTTACCGCATCGTTAGTATTGGCTACCGTAGTAACATCATTGATTGCCGCAGTAAGGGCTAGGCCACCTGCTTGAGTCTGAGTTGTTCCTGCCGTTAGCCCCGTATCTAGTGTGTTTAACGCACCTGACATAACAACACTGTCAAAGGTTTCTTTGCTAGATACTGGAGTTCCAGAAGGATCGTTTACTACGTGAATGTTGCTGGCCGATGTTACTGTGCCTGTCTGGGATCTTGATGATAGTTTTGCCATTGTAAGTGTTAGTTAAAGTTATGCGTCCTCAAATTCAAATTGCACTAAGTCCTCAAACTCATACGCCACCTCATCCTCAAACAAAAAATCAGTAGCTGTTGGAGTACCAGATCCAGCAAGAAGTATTCTGTACCCAGCACGAGTAAGCATCAGCCCCTCGTTAATCATTTGGAGGGCCAGTGTCCTCATTAGTCTACAAATTCAGTAAGGTGAATAACGGCATCAGAGCTGACGCGAATCATCTTCATAGCCTTAGCAACATTAGCGCTTAAAGTAATAAGACCCTGTTCCTTTACCAACAAATGACCATTTGAAGATGTAGGAGCCGAGCCGTCAAAGGTGGCTCTAACATTGTTATCTTGGATGTCCAAAACAACGTAGTCCGTGTCAATGTGAAGTGTAGCAAACTGTACCCCTCCTACTGTTGCGTCTACGGCAAGGGCTTGATCGTTTGCGTTCGGGTTCGGATTCCCGATGTATAGATTTGATGTGCGTGAGTTCATTATCTAGATTGGTTGGAGACGTATGTATTAAATCGTTTTTTGACCGTGTTATTGTTCATTACTTGGTCAGTCTTTTCTAGCTCATTAGCTAGGTACTTGTTAGCTACTTGCTCTTCTGCCAGTGCCTTATCGTGCTGACCATCCATTCTTAAGAAGTCAGCGTAAACACTGTGAGCAACGTAGTAAAAAAATTCTAAAGGAATCTCCTGTGTGCTTTTATCACCATCAAGATCCCAGGTACTAGGAATGTCAGTAAGCTCTTTCTTGTACGTAACAAACGCAGAATCAGCATCTGAGGTTGTTAGGTTAAGGATATGAGCACCATCTGACTGTACAAAAAATTCAAACTCTAATGCAGAGTTTCTGACAAATGGTTGAGTTCTGTGAATGCGTATAAACTCAGCAATATCGTTCTTGTCAGTTTGCGTAAACGCAATTACAGAGCTAGCTACTGTTCTATCCTCACCAACAACTAAGTATCTAGGCCACATTGGTGTAGCCTGATACGCTTCGTACATTCTGCGTTTAGCAAAATTAAGAAGCTGAGTCTTTTCGTTAGTAGTAAACGAAGTTACACCAGCTAATGCTGTTATCAGATCGTATAAGTCTCTGTTGTACTTAACTTGCATTACGCTTTATTAGGACTCAACTCAGGGAACTTTTTGTTAAAATATCGTAAGAACTCTCTACTGTTTACAGTATCGTGTCCGTACTTGTTTACTAATCTAAAATAATCACGAGCAGGCATATTAGCTACGCACTTACCTAGAATAGGATGGGTCTTACCGACATTAGTCTTTGCTTCTTTAGCAGCTTGATTAATTCTATCTTGCTCCTTTGCTTTCTCCATCTTGAATCCAGTTTGGATTTCTTTCAAGAATGCAGCGTTCACTTCCCCATCCGAATATCTTGGTAGCTTAGTAATTATTTCCATATTTTATTAAAAAAAAGGGGAGGCCAGATTTGGCCCAACCTCCCCCAAACTAAGGGTATGCTTTAAAAGCTTACGCTACTGCGGAGATCAAGCCGTGAGCCTGTGGGTGGTAAACACCGAGGGTCAAAGCACAATCAACGTAACCACGCTCACCACCACCCTGATTCGGGAGGCGAGTCGATCCCATTGGAATCAGCTCATGGATGCCGTAGTACTCAGGATTAACCAAGTAAGCGTAGTCCTTGTTAGTCGTATCGGGCATACAATCAGGATTGCCATTAACAATCGAAATCATGCCGTGATCGGACTGATAGAACTCAACACTAAGCTTGATCTGAGCTGAGTCACCGTTGTAATTAACGGTACGAACGCTGTCTGCATCAGTTCCGCTTACGCCAGCAGTGCGAGCGAAGTCAGAGATAATGCGGCGAACAGCCGTATCAGCAACCATCGTTAGGCTGTTGCTTGTTCCAGTTTCGCGGAAGATTGAGGTAATCAGGTTGTTCAGAACTGTTTCCGTGAAAGCACCACTAGCATGAATGCTGGAAGCGGGAGTACGGAATCCAGAAGGAACATCTGAAGGGCCAGAGGAATCAATCCAGTCACCAAGACCACGCAATGCGTAAGCAGTGTCAGATCCGTTTTCAGCAGCACGGTCTTGAGTACCAACGAGGGTAGCTTCAATGTCACGCTTTAGTTCACGGATTGCTTTTGCTTCAGCTTGTGCAATCTTAGCAGGCCCAACGCTGTCAACAGCTTCCTGAAAATCAGAAACCTGATAGTCGCGGCGGAACTTCTGTACGTAGTTGCCAAGGCGAGCACGTCCAGCAAACTGGTCAGTGAATGTGCTAACGTCAGCACCTTCGCGGATGCCAGTCGTTGAAGGAGTAGACAATGCGTCTACCGTCCACTCAACGAATGTTGCGGATGCTTTCTGCTTAGAAGCAGAGGAAAGGACTGGAGTTTCTTCAGGAGCGAGGATAGTCAAGACATCAGTCAAGTCTTCGCGATTGGAAACACCAGAACCAGGATTAGTTGTATCGTATGTGTTTGAGAATGCCATTTTATTTTTTAGCTAATTGTTTGGTTCGTAATGAAATGAAGTCATCTTTATTGCCACTTTCTTTAAAGCGTGAAGATAAGTCCTGTAGTACTTTAGACGATTTTCGTTGACCCTGTTCTGGCATAGCAGAGGAGGGAACGGAGCTTTTCGGAGGATTAATCTTGGGCTTGCCTACTTTCTTAGTAGGAGTACTGGGTACAGTCTTACGAGCGTACATACTGTCTACTGCGTGAGCAAGCATATATGGAAGTTCTGCTCCTAGCACTGGGTATTGTTTGTATACCTTCTGCAAATCTTTGTTTGCAGCAATGCCAAGGAATGCCTTCCTAGTCTCATTATCCTCTTCCTTCAACCATTCGAATTCTTTAAGGGCTTTAGTACCAAGTTCTTTTTTAAGAGACTCAGCAGTTTCGTTCCTCTGGACTTTCTTTAGTTGATCGGGAAGATAAAGATCCCTAGATTTACGAGCGTTCTTCAAAGCAGATCTTACCTCTGCTTTAGTCATCTTCTTACCATCTAGCTCAGTAACTTCGTCATGAGCGGAGTAATCGTCTGATTCAAATAAAACATCTTCAGCCCATTCGATAATATCACTTATCTCCTTAGCCTTTTCTTGTAATGACTTAATATCCTTAACGTCATCAAACGGATTGTCTTGGACTTCTTCCGTTTCGCGTTTTAAAGGATCTTGTTGTAGTGATTGCTTTACTTTCTCAAGCTCTTCCTCTGCTGCTTTTCGTTTAGCCGTAAGTTCGCCAAAGCGAGCTACAGCTCTACTACCAAGCTTTTCAGCAAGATCTTTAAGCTCATCCTCAGATAAATCATCTAAGTTGTACTGTGAAAGAACATCTTCAGTCTCTTCTTCAGAAGGTTCGTTTTCAGTTTCCTGAATAACTTCTTCTTCGGATTCAACCGCTTCTTCTAGGACTTCTTCCTCTTGAACTTCCTGAGTATCCTCAGCAGGTTCTCCCTGAGTCTGTCCTAAGCGTTGGATGGCAAAATCCTCCGCTGTTATATTTCCGACTGAATTTTGTTCGGTTTCAGCGTCAACCGTGATAACTTCGTTAGACATGATTGTTTCCACTCCTTAACGCCGAGCGATGGCGAAGCCTGATTATAGCATATCTTTTTTATGCTACAGGACAGATGAAAATTTCTTTTGTAGACCCTGCCAGTCAGTCATTTGCAGAATCTGATCGTAAGTAATTATTCGTCCTGAAAGTTGTTGAAGCTTGTCTGTGTCAGCTTCGTGCATATCAGCTATACACTCTTCTCGAAGAGAGTTAATAAGCTGAATAAATCTTGCAAAATGTTCGTGGTGCGATAAAGTCTTTAGGTCTTCTTCTATGTTCATTTTTAAAGAGATTTACCGTATTTAATTAATTCCTTAGAAACTCTTTCCATCCTGGGACGAATACCAGGTATTCCGTCAGCTTCAGCAGTTCTGTACTGATCGTTATCCAAAAACTCATAAGCAGCTTCTCTGTACTTTCCTTCGTTTATCAAGCGTCTTGTTTTTGGGCTTTGCATAATAGACCCTCTGTAATGCTCACTAAAAATAGCATCTTGCAAAGACTCTGGAAAAGTTGAAAAACTAGGAAGAGCTTTTCTTATACTTTTAATCCTAGTTCTTACATCTCTGTCCAGAAGACGTTCAGCGGTATCTTTATCAATGGACATACCAAGCTTTACATCGGGGCCATAATGACCGTACCCTATTGTAAAGTATTTTTCTTTAGGATTAGGTTTGTACGGCTCAGGTTCAAAACTTTCTGCTGTTCTTAAAGTGTTTTTGAACAATTTAATTAGTCTTTCTTCCGCAAGAAATCGACCGTAATCTGTTGTGCTTAGATTGTCTGCCATATTAAAAAATAGTATAGATCCAAATAGCAGAGCTATCACTGCTGCATTCCTTGAGTCTGTACCTGACCCATTTGAGCTGGTGCAGTACCTACGCGGCCTATTTGCGCGTTCTGTGCTTGCTGTACAGCGAACTGATATTGTCCAGCGTACTTCTGAAGACGAGC